TGGAAGGCGATTTTGAAACTGGTAACGTTAGATATAAAGCTAGGGAAAGATACAGCTTCGGCTTCTCTGATCCTAGAGGTATCTTCGGATCTCCAGGTGTATAATCAGTAAGGTTATAAACCATTTTAAGGGGCGCTTCGGCGCCCCTTTTTATTTGCATAAACTATTTAAAAAGCGTATACTCTTTAATCTGCGATATAAAAACTAATGTAGACGCGCGCAGGCGACGGCCTAGAGACTACATTAAACACAACTAGGAGGATTAAATCATGGCTTCAACAACTTTTTCCGGACCGATTAAGGCTGGAACAATTAAAGAAACTATCGGGACTACTCTCGGTAAAAACGTAAAAAACACAGGACAAGTAGTAATGTCTCAAACACACTTGATTGATTTATCAGGTGGTGCGATTGCTGCAGGAGCAACTAATATGGTTATTCCAGCAAACTCACAAATCGTAGATTGTGTCATAGACTCAGTCGTTGCTGCATCAGGTGCAACCAATTTAAGTATTGGTGACACTGTAGGTGGAGCTGCTACAATACTTAACACTTTTGCACTAGGTACAGCTGTTGGTAGAAAAAGACCAACAACAGAAGCTGGTGGTGCATTAGCTTGGTCTGACACAGGATCTGCTGACATAAAGTTAACTATAACTGCTTCAGCGGCTACTAATGCCGGATCAACTAGAGTTACAATTCTTTACGTACAGAATAATAACTTAGGTTAATAATTAATAGTGGGGCTTCGGCCCCACTAATTTAGGAGGATAATATTATGTCAGGTGGAGGATCTTTCACATCAGACCAGAGAACAGCTCAAGCAACCGCTACTGGCGTTTTAGTCGGTGGGCCTTGTAGGGTTACATCTATTCAAGCAAAGGGCAACGCAAGTGGTTCTGTTATCTTGCATGACAATGCAGCTACAGGCGCAGGTACAGCTCATACATTTCTTTTTGGAACAGAAGGACTAGAAATCTTTGTTCCTGGAAGTGGTATTAGAATGAAAAATGGTTGTCACTTAACAATCTCTGGATCAGGCAGTTGCACTATTACTTTTAACTAGGGGGATAAATGGCAACATCAGGTACTACTAATTTTGAGAGTGGTTTCTTAATTGATGATATTATTGAAGAGGCTTACAATCGCGTAGGCCTCGACAGTGTTAGTGGATATCAATTAAAATCAGCAAGACGTTCTTTAAACATAATGTTTCAAGAGTGGGCCAATAGAGGTTTGCATTATTGGGAACTAGGTAATCTAGAAATTGATCTTGTTGAAGGACAAGCTGAATATAAGTTTTTTAGAAACTCTGCTGATGGTACAAGTGCTACGTCTATTCCTAACGGTGTTTATGGTATAGATGATGTTTTAGAAGCTGCATATAGAACTAATAGAACTACAACTAGTCAATCAGATTCATCTTTAAGTAAAATAGACAGAAGCACGTATCAAAGTTTAGCTAATAAATTAACTAAGGCTCAACCTACACAATACTATGTGCAAAGATTTATAGATAATACTACAATTAGTTTTTATCCAACTCCGGATGCTATATCGGCTGCAAATCATATTACAATGTATTACATCAAACGTATTCAAGATGTAGGTGGATACAGCAACAATGCTGATGTTCCGTATAGATTTGTTCCTTGTATGACTTCAGGACTTGCATACTATTTATCTCAAAAAGTAAATCCTCAGTTAACAGGACAACTTAAAATGTTGTATGAAGACGAATTAAATCGTGCATTAGTTGAAGATGGTTCTTCAACAAGTACTTTCATAGCACCAAAAGCGTATTACCCAAATGTCTAAGTTTGCATCAGGTAAATACGCTAAAGCAATTTCAGACCGAAGCGGTATGGAGTTTCCTTATAATGAAATGGTAAAAGAATGGAATGGAGCCTTTGTACATCAATCAGAGTTTGAATCAAAACATCCACAACTAGAACCAAGAGCTCACTATGGTGATGCTCAAGGTTTACAAAATGCAAGACCTGCTAGAACAGAGCCACCTGTAGCACATCTTTTATCAGAAAATTCTATGGCAGCAGGTGTCCGCGATTCTATTTTAGTTACAGTAAACCAACCGGCGCACGGATACAGCACCGGGGACCGCGTTAGGTTTAGAGGAGCAGACCCACACTTTCCAGACTATCCACAAGTAGCTAGAGTTGATGCTGACAACATAAACGATGCTAGAGGACACTTGGTTACAAAAGTTGATGTTAATAATTATACTTTTAGTCCTAATGATCTAGTAGAAGAGTTTTTAACTGACAATTGTATTCCTGGTACAACTACAGTGTATGTAGATATGGATGGAGTTTTGACAGAGTATTATCAAGCAGTAGCAACTTATGCGACAAGTGTTGGTTTATTAAACGCAGGTGGAGATTGGTATGATATGACTCCAGCTATGGAAGTTGCTGCTATTGCAGCTGCACCTAGTAACTATTTTTCAAACTTAGCTAAAAGAGCCGAAGCTGATGCATTAGTTGATTTAGTCATTGCTAAAAATAATACATGGGATGTGTTATCTACAGGACCTACATACAACGCACAAAAAACGGCATGGATAACAGCTAACTATGGAACACCCGGATCAGGCGTAGGCAGAGCTCCAGCAACAGTTAACTATGCAACAAACTTTAATAAAGGTGTTTACGGCGGAGCTAACAAACTATTAATTGATGATAGAACAGGTTATGTTAATCAATTTGTAAATGCCGGCGGGAAAGCCTTTAAATATTATGAAAGTGGTGGTATAAGAAACTTTGGAGGGACAGGAAAATCAGTAGGACCTGTTACATTATTACCATGACCACATATGCAGAATTAGTAACACAGATTAGAGATTATTCAGAAACAGATAGTGCTGTTTTAACTACAACTATTATCAATGATATTATAGAAAATGCAGAAGACAGAATATTTAGAAGTGTTGAATTAGATTGTTTTAAAGAATATATTAGTGGTAATACAGCTGCTAATAATAGATTTGTAGGTTTGCCGGGACAAACTGCTTCTGCTACTACACCTACAATTAGTGATCTTGCAACAATTAGATATGTGACTCTTTATACTAACTCAGGTACAAAAGAAAGATCTGAGCTTGTAAGAGTAGACGTTGATTTTTTAAACGAATACTATCCAACCCCAGAAGTAGGTTCAACTGCTAAACCTAGATACTATGCGACTTGGGATATGGGTAAAATAGCTATTGCGCCTACACCAAATGCGGTGTATAAATTTGAGATTGGTATTACTAAGAAACCTACAGGCTTAAGCTCTGGTAATACGACTACATGGGTAAGCGTTAACGCTGAACGTGCTTTACTATATGCCTGCATGGTTGAGACTTTTAAATTTTTAAAAGCACCACAAGATCAACAAGTTTATGAGCAATCTTATGCGACAGCTTTACAAGAGTTAGCTCAAGAACAGTTGGGTAAAAAACGAAGAGACGAATATAGAGATGGAAGTTTACGAATTAAAGTTCCTTCTCAAAACCCTTAATAGGAGAAAATTATGGCAATATCACAAGCAGTTTGTAATGTTTTTAAACAAGAGCTTTTAAAAGGTAATCACGATTTCGATGGTGGTGCCACTTATTATATTGCGTTATATACTTCTTCAGCAACTATGGGTGCAACTACTCTAAAATATGTAACAACTAACGAAATAACAAACGCTTCTGGTTCTGCTTATACAGCAGGTGGAAAAGTTTGTGGTAACCCATCAGTAACTGGTGGTCAAAATTCTACTACTGCTTTTGTTGATTTTGATAATGTTAGTTTCACTAGTGCTTCATTCACTGCAAACGGTGCTTTGATTTACAGACAAGATGGTAGTGGCCCAACTAATGATGCTGTTGTTGTGTTAGCGTTCGGTGGTGACTTTACAGCTTCAAACGGAACATTTGAAATTCAATTCCCAGCAAATGGTGGTGGATCAGAGATCATCAGATTAGGATAAGGAGTTTAAATGGCCCTTGTTCTTAATGATCGAGTCAAAGAGACTAGCACCAGCACAGGTACGGGTACAATAAATCTCGCTGGAGCCTCTCAAAGCTTCACGACTTTTGTTGCCGGTATTGGTAATAGTAATACAACTTACTATTGTATAGAAGCTGATGGTGGAGCAGATTTTGAAGTAGGTATTGGTACTGTCACTGACGCAACTCCCGACACACTCTCACGTGACACAATTCTTAGAAGTTCTAACTCTAACAATGCTGTAAACTTTGGCGCAGGTACAAAAAATGTATTCTGTACACAACCTGCTAGTAAAGCAGTGTTTGAAGATGCAAGCGGTAACGTAACAATCGCCGGCACAGTTGATGGTATTGATATACAAAGTAGAGATGGTGTTCTAACTTCTACAACCACTACAGCAAATGCCGCCTTAGCTAGAACTGGTGGAACGATGACTGGTCAAATAAGTTTTGGTGATAATGTCAAAGCTAATTTTGGAGCTGGTGACGATTTAGAAATTTTTCATGACGGTTCAAATTCAAACATAAGTGATGTAGGTACTGGAAAATTAGTATTAAGAAGTAATGGTACTGGCGTTGATATTAATAAAAACAGTTCTGAAAATATCGCTAAATTTATTGTTGACGGTGCTGTTCAACTTTATCATGACAATTCAAAAAAATTCGAAACTACTAGCACAGGAACAGATACGACAGGAAACATAGTTGTTTCAGGTACAGTCGATGGCGTTGATATCGCTGCAAGAGACGCTGTCTTAACTTCTACAACTACAACCGCTGGAGCTGCGTTGCCAAAAGCTGGTGGCACGATGACTGGAAATATTGCTCATGCAGGTAATTTTAGTTTAGATGTTGCTGGTGATTTAACATTAGATGCAGGTGGTGGCGATTTAATTATAAGTGATGATGGAACTATTGTTGGAACACTTAGTACTGGTTCAAGTGATTTAAAAGTTAGGTCAAGAGTTTCTGATAAAGATTTAATTTTTCAAGGTAATGATGGGGGGTCAGAAATTACTGCTCTTACACTTGATATGTCTAGTTCTGGTAAAGCTACATTTAACTCAAGTGTAGATGTAGGAAATCATTTATATCTAGGTGATAGCAAAAAAGCTATTTTTGGTGCAGGTGAAGATTTAAACATACAAAGTGATGGAACTAATGGTCAGATAAATGCTGTCAATGGTGATTTAACAGTAGATGTTGCTGGTGATATTTTATTAGATGCTGACGGTGGCGACATAAGAATGTTAGACAATAGCACAGATTTTATTAAATTTACTAAAGATGGCAACAACTCAGCAATTAAAGCACAAGTTTCTGATGGTGATTTAATACTGCGTGGTAGTGATAGCGGTGTACAAATAAATGCCCTTACACTTGATATGTCTAATGGTGGACAAGCTATCTTTAACAAAGGCATAACTGTTAATGACCATGTTTATTTTGGTGATGATGATAAAGCAGTTTTTGGTGGTTCTAATGATTTAGAAATTTACCATAATGGTACAGACAATTATATTTACAGTAATAATAAAACATTAAGAGTACAAGGAAATGGCTCTCCTATAAAAATTTCTCCAGTTAATGCAGAATTAAGTGCAGAGTTTAAAGCTAATGCCGAAGTAGATTTGTATTATAACAATATAAAAAAAATATCTACGACTTCAGGTGGTGGAAATATTAACGGAGACTTAACTGTTACTGGTACAGTAGATGGTCGTGACGTTGCAACAGACGGAACTAAACTTGATGGAATAGAATCTAGTGCAGATGTCACTGATGCTGCAAATGTTGGTTCTGCTCTTACAGCATTTTCAACAGGAACAGACGCAGCGGCTTCTGATCTAGTTCCTTACTATGATGTAACGGCAGGTGCTTGGGAAAAATCAACTATTACAAATTTAGCTTTACAAGGACCAACTGGACCGACAGGACCTACGGGACCAGGTGGACCAACTGGTGGAACAGGACCGACAGGACCTACAGGACCAACTGGACCGAATGGTAATAATGGTGGAACTGGACCTACTGGACCTACTGGACCAACAGGCCCAAGTGGTAATAATGGTGGCACAGGACCAACTGGACCGACAGGACCAACAGGACCAACTGGTGGTTTTTCAACAAACTCAAACGCACAAGTAAATAGTTTAGGTGTGGGTACAGGAGCATCAGGAACCACGGGCCAAATACGAGCGACCAATAATATTACAGCGTATTATTCCGACTCGCGTCTAAAAGATTTTGAAGGACCTATTGAGTCTGCTTTAGATAAAGTAAAAGCTATAGGTGGTTATTATTTTAAAGAAAACGATTTAGCTAAATCGTTTGGATATGATAATGACAAACGTCAAGTGGGTGTTAATGCTCAAGAAGTTGAAGCAGTTTTACCTGAAGTAGTTACTGAAGCACCATTCAATTCTGAATATAAAAGTGTTTGGTATGAAAAACTTGTCCCTCTATTGATAGAAGCAATCAAAGAATTAGACGACAAGATAAAGGATAAATAATGTCATTCGGTTTTGCACCTTTTGCGGCCGCACCTTTTGCTTCTCCAGGAACTCCAGGAGTAAGAGCGGTTGTCAATGTAACAGGTACTTCATTAACAGCTACTGTTAGTAACGCATACACTATACAAAAAACTCACTTTGTAGACGGTTTTGATTTAACCTCAAACACAGGAACACTAACAACAAAACTTGCACTAACCCTAGCAAGTAATGCTGTAACTTCTGCAGTAACTTCAATTGTTCCATCAACAGGACACACTATTCAACTAACAGGTAACTCACTTAACTTCACTTTAGGTTCGGTTACAAATGAATTAAATGCTAACGTTACAGGAAACGCTATTACATCAAATGTAGGAACTGCCACTGCAACAGGGACCGCGGTTGTTGCAGTTACAGGAACAAGTTCTACTTTATCTGCAGGAACACTAACAACAACTGCTGATGCTAATGTTGCAGTAACAGGAAATACTGCTGGAGTTACTTTAGGTACGATAGTTGCATCAGTTAAAGCAAGTGTAACAGGAAATTCTGTTACGTCTTCAGTTGGCACAGTTTCGTTATCAACAGGTCACACTATTGCAGTGACAGGAACAAGTTCTACTTTATCTGTAGGAACACCATCTTACTTAATTAGAATACATGAAGCAATTACAGGGCTACAAGTTAACTCATCTGTTGGTACAGTAGTTCCAGCAACAGGTTCTACCGTTTCTGTATCTGGATTAAGTACAAGTTTATCGCTAAATAGTGTAACTCCAAAACTTGCTCTAACTCTTGCCGGACAAAGTTTGTCAACAAGCGTAAACAGCGTATCCATCACACTTTCTCCTATAGCCGCAGTTACAGGAGAAAGTTTAACTGTAACATCAAACCCATTATCTGTCTTTACATGGAGCGTAGTTGATGATACAACTACTGGAGGTGCAACTTGGACCGAAGTAGATTCAACAACAGGAGCTGGTGGTAGTAGCTGGCAAGAGGTAGCATAATATGGCATCAACATATTCAACCCGTTTAAAAGCGGAACTAATAGGCTCAGGAGAACAAGCAAACTCTTGGGGTAATACAACTAACGACACATTTAGTAAAACATTTGAGGAAGCAATTTCTAATGTTTACGAAAAAGCATTGAATGGTGTCTCTAGTCCTTATGATTTAACAAACAGTAATGGTCCAGTTACAGAAGGTAACAATGAAATGCGTCAAGCAGCGATTCGTTTTTCTGGGCACACTACAGCTTTTGTAATTAGACAACCACAAGCAAACGTTGGTAATGGTTATGAAAGAATTTACACAATTATAAATGATGGTACTGATAATGGTACTATACAACTTAAACTAGGAACATCAGGAAACACTTCAGATATTATACCTCCAGGAGGTAGAGCAATTCTTGCAACTAACGGTACTGATTGGTATACGATCGCTGGCGGTGGAAGTGTTGGTGGCAGCACTTGGAGAACTGTAACTGCTGCAACTGATAATGTCTTTAGTGGAGAAAAAATATTTGTAGATACTACATCAAATACTATAACTTTAACTTTACCAGCTTCTCCTGTTGAAGGAGACGAGGTTACTTTTCTAGATAAGGCAGATACTTTTGATAGTAACGCACTAACCATAGATCCAAATGGTAAAAAAATATTTGGTGCAACTGCAAACGGAACAGTATCAACTGAAGGTGCTGCATTTACAATTGTCTTCACAGGAAATACTAACGGCTGGAAATTAACGGAGAAGTAATATGGCAACATATGAATCGAGACGTTATAATACTCCGGTACCTGACGCTAGTAAGATAGCAGACGGTTCAGTAAATAATACTGAGTTTCAACATCTAGACGGAGTTACCTCAGATATACAAAGCCAGCTTACTGGTAAGCTTCCACTTGCTGGTGGAACAATGACTGGAGATTTAAATTTAGGTGATAACGTAGATGTAAATATTGGAACTGGTGCAGATTTAAAAATTCTACACGATGGTTCTAATAGCACTATTCACAACACTACAGGAACACTTAAAATATTAGCAAACACATTGCAGCTTAAGAATAACAATGACAATGAAATACTAGCGTCTTTTACTAACGGAGGTGCAGCTAGTCTTCGTTTTAATAATAGTACAAGATTAGAAACTACAAACACTGGTGTAAGTGCTACTGGAGAAATTGGAGCAACTGGAAATATTACAGCCGGAGCAAATGTAAATGGTAATGGACAAAATCTTACAAATTTAAACGGGTCAAATATATCTTCAGGAACAGTTGCTGATGCTAGAATATCAACTTTAACATCTAGTAAATTAACAGGAAATTTACCGGCACTTAATGGTAGCTCTTTAACTAATTTAAATGCTTCTAATGTAGCTTCGGGAACGCTGGCTAATGCAAGACTACCTTCTAGTATTTCTGTTAGTAATGTATCTGGTAATGGTTCTGGTTTAACAAATTTAAACGGTTCAAACATTTCGTCAGGAACAATACCTTCAGCTCGTGTTTCCGGTATAGCAAGAGCAATTAATAGTACGACTGTTATACAAGCGGTACCTCCTGCAGTAACAAGTAGTTCAGGTACTGCTCCTTTATTCAGTCCCGGAACATCACAATCAGGGGCCTCTGTTACGGTTGATGTAACTAATATAGACAGAGTTGTTTTAGATTATGGTATGGAAAGTTGGGTTGCAAGTGCTTTTACTGATCAAAATTATGTCACTAGTTTTACTTCTGCACAAATTAGAGTATTAAGATCAGGTAGTGGAAGTTCTTATCTTCCGTCACAAGCTGGTCTTCTTCTTAATGATGAATTTTTTACTACTTTTGGAGTTAATCCTGTAAAACTTTACCAAAGAAAAAATCAAATTTATAATTTTGTATACGAAGAAGATGTAAGCGGTTTATCTGGTAATGTAACCTATACTAATGATATTAGAGCAGTGGCGTATTGTGCTCTTTCTGGAGCTTATACAGGGGGTAACACTAGTACTACTGCTGCTTTTACAGGTAGAGGAACAAATTTATTAAATGTTACCATTCAATCTAATTGGTTAAAAATAGTAGGACATTAATTAATGGCAACATACGAATCAAAAAAATACTCAACAATACCAGTAGCAGCAACACAGATCGCTGATGGTTCAGTTACCAATGCAGAGTATCAATTTATAAACTCACTGTCATCAAATGCGCAGACACAAATCACAGCTTTAGATGCAGCTAAATTAAATTTAGCTGGTGGCACAATAACTGGAAATATTACTATCACTGATAATGATCATCTTTACATTGGGACTGGTCAGGATATTGACGTATTTTCAGACGGTAGTACAGGTTTTATAAAAAGTAATGATATTAGAATACAGTCATCTACTGGTGAAAGTTATGTAACAGGAACAGCTAATGGTGCCACAAAATTATTTCACGATAATGTTCAAAAAGTAGAAACCACTGGAACTGGTGTTACGGTTGCTGGCACAATGGCTGCAGGAGCACTGCAAGGTGATGGTACTAATATCACAGCTTTAAACGCAAGTAATGTTTCGCAAGGAACGTTGCCAATGGCTAGATTATCTGGCACTTTGCCAGCACTTAATGGTAGTGCTTTAACTAATTTAAACGGATCAAATGTATCTTCAGGTACGTTGCCAATGGCTAGATTGTCTGGTACTTTGCCAGCATTGAATGGTAGTTCTTTAACTAATCTGAACGCTTCTAATGTATCTTCTGGAACATTACCAATGGCTAGATTATCTGGAACTTTACCGGCATTGAATGGTAGTTCCTTAACTAATCTAAACGGATCAAATATTTCATCTGGTACTGTAGCTGATGCAAGAATATCAAGTTTAACTGCGAGTAAACTAACAGGAGCTTTACCTGCAATTGATGGATCAAACTTAACTGGTGTAGAACCAATACCTGCTTCAACAGATAGTGTTGGACAACTTAGAACTTTTGCTCTTTTTGCTAAAAGTGGTAGTACTCCCACAAATACTTATTTGACTTTTGGAACTACATTCACACCAAGTACTTACGATAGTGGTAATTTACATATAGCTACTGATCCAGTCGTAGCTGGTAATAGTTATTTAGGTTATTCTCTTGCAGGATCTAGAGCGATACAAACTTTTAACATGGGTGGTAAAACAAGATCAACTCAAACTGGAACTTGGAAAGTTATCGGTCAAGGACAATATGAATCAGGTGTTTCTCCAGGACAGAACGGCGGTCCTTTTGCAAATACGTTCGGATTCCTTGCTCAAAGGATATCATAAATGACTTTAATAAAAGCTCAATTTGCTCCAGGAATAGATAAACAAACTTCTACTTATGGTGCCGAAGGTAAATGGGTTGATTCTAAAAATATAAGATTTAGAACAGGACTACCAGAAAAAATTGGTGGTTGGGAAAAAGTTTTAAATAAAAATATTGCAGGTGTTGTTAGAGGGATTAAAGCATGGGTGTCAAACTCAGGCGTACGTTTTATAGCTTTAGGAACAGATAGAAAATTATATATTTATTCTGAAGGTGTTTTTTCAGACATAACTCCTTTGCGTAGAGACAATGTAGGATTAACTAATCCTTTTACAACTACTTCTGGTTCTTCAACTGTTACAGTTGCAGACAGTAGCCACGGTTTTGCGGTTGGTGATTTTGTAATATTTAAAAACTTTTCTGCTGTCGGTGGTCTTGACATGAATAATGAGTTTGAGATTAAGTCTCTTGTTAATACTAATTCGTTTACAGTACAACACACCTCAAATGCTACCGGTTCTGTATCAGGCGGAGGAGGTGCAGGAAACTTAGATGCCTTGATTACCGTAGGAACAGCTATATCTACATTTGGTTTTGGTTGGGGCGTAGGCGCTTGGAACTCTAGTACATGGAATACTCCACGATCCACTTCAACAATTGCACTAGAAGCTAGTTATTGGTCGCTAGATACATTTGGTGAAGATTTATTAGCTATACGTAATAATGATAAATTGTATCGTTGGGATTTATCAGTTGGTACCGGAACGCGGGCCGCGGCTATTGCGGGAGCACCAGAAACTAACAGATTATGTTTAGTGTCTTCCCCTGACAGACATATATTTTTATTTGGAACAGAAGTAACTATTGGAAGTAGTACTTCACAAGATGATTTATTTCTAAGATTTTCTTCACAAGAAGATTTTAATACATGGGCCCCCTTAGCTGGTAATAGTGCTGGTACTTTTAGAATACAGGATGGTTCTAAAATTGTTGCTGCCGTTAGATCTAGGGGATCTATTCTTGTGTGGACAGATACAGCACTACATGCCTTAAACAATATAGGTCCTCCTTTTATTTTTGGTTTAAACCAAGTTGGCGCAAACTGTGGGGCAGTGTCAGCTAATTCAGTGGTAGATGTTAATGGTGTGACTTTTTGGATGAGTCAAACAGCTTTCTATATGTTTGATGGTGCAATTAAAAAACTACCTTGTACTGTACAAGATTTTGTATTTGATGATATTGATAGTGTTTCACAAGGACAGGTAGCAACTGCAGTTAATACTGATTTTAATGAAGTAACTTGGTTTTATCCAAGCAATGGTTCTACCGTTTTAGACAGATCAGTAACTTATAATTATTTAGAAAACGTTTGGTATACTAACGATGGGTTTACAAGAACTGCTTGGATTGATCGTGGTATTTACGGAGCACCTTATGCGCCTAAATATAATCCAACAACCTTACCTGACAATGAGATTATCATGGGTGTTACTGCTGGGTCTAGTATATTGTATGCTCATGAAGCAGGATTTAATGATGACGGTGCAGCGATGCCATGTGAAATAACTAGTGGTGACTTTGATATACAAGAGGGCGATGAAGTATTTTTATGTAATAGAATTTTACCTGATTTTAAAAATCTTACAGGTGACGCAGATGTTAGAATACGTTTTGCTAATTATCCAGCAAGCACAAACACAAGAGATTTCACATCAACAGTAACAAGCACGACTAAATTCTTTTCTGTTAGAGGTAGAGGGCGACAAGCAAATCTTAAAGTTAGTGCTGATGCTGTTAATGACAATTGGAGATTTGGAACTGTACGAATGGATATTAAACCGGATGGTAGAAGATAATGGCTAGAATTAATATAACAAGGCTTCCGTTGCCACAAGATAAGTTTGATAGACAACAGCAGGATATTTTGATACGAGAGCTAGAGAACATTATACAACAACTAAACTTTACCTATCAACAAGATTTACGTGAAGAGCTAACAGCAAGGACTTGGTTTTTAAAATGAGTGATGTATATAAAAATAGAAGTTTAACTTTGGCTAACACAGCTCAAACAAGTATCTACACGGTTCCAACTGCTAATGCTACTACAGTTCCACCACAAAAACCGGTACAGGCATTAGTAAAATCTATTCGGGTATGTAATGACTCTGGAGGAGCTGTTACGATAACAATAGTCAACACAGACGCTAGTGTTGGTGCGGACGTTAAAATTACAAATCTTTTATCTATTGCGTCAAATACTGCTGTAGAAATACTAGAGCAAACTTTGGTACTAGAAGACAGTGACGTTATTAAAGCTACAGCAAGTTCAGGCGGTGCACTAGATATAATTATTTCAGTATTGGAGATAACATAATGAAAAAAATACAAGAATCAGAAATTATTGGATATCAGACTATAGAGGGAAAACAAGTACCCGTACTAAAACCTGAAGTACACCATAGAATCTATTGCAAAAATTGTGATAATGAGGTAGATTCAGACGAAGAAGCAACTGGAGTATGTAGCAATTGTGGCGAGCCTTGGGCAGTCCACAAAGCTAAGGATATTCTAGTAAAAGTAGTTCAGATACCTATAGGTTCTGGAACTGGCGAATAAACAAGACTAGCCAACTTGCGGTAAATTATGGATGATCTATTAGACATCATAGCCTTGTATAAAGACTATTACGATCAGTGGTCTGGCGAAAGTTTAAAAGATATCTACGCTCATATTTACCCTCCCATAACATTAAACCAGTATTCTATCCATAGAGACGAAGATGGGATTTACGGGTTTACAAATTGGGCGTTTCTTGATGAAGAAACAGAACAAAAGTTTTTAGACGAAAGATCTTTAGATCTTAATGATTGGAACACTGGAGAAAATACTTGGGTTATAGACACCATATTTACAAAAGAACATAATGCTATGAAATTTAACAAAACATTTTTTACTCATTTATTAGGACCAGGAAAAACAGTGCAGTGGTTAAGACTAGCTCCAAATGGATTAATCAGAAATCATTTTAAAGTTATTACAAAGGAGGCCTGGTTGTAATGGGTTCAATTAAGAAAAAATTAACTAAAACACTTCGTAAGATTACACCAAAAGAAATAGCACCTATCTTACCTTATATAGCTATGGCTATTCCTGGAATGGGACCTATTGCCGGTAATGCTTTATTAAGATACGGACTACCACAACTATTGACAGCTGCAGGGTCAGCAAGAACTTCAGGTGATATAAATTTATTAAATCAAGCAATGGCATTGGCTGGAAGTTATGCGGCTGGACCTGGAGGTAAAACTCCAACAAAAGGACAAATAGAATTTGCAAAAACTAGTCCTCAAACTGAAATGGTTAATGCATCTAGAAGCGCTAAAGGAGCATCATCTCTTGGACAAACAGCACAATCAACTTTAGCAGCAAGTGATCCTGTTGCATTTGCAAGAGCTAACCCAGACGCGTTTAAAACTTTTATGGCTGATAATCCTGCTATGAAAAATACTTTTATGGAAGGCTTTAATCAAAACATTGTACAGCCTTTTGGTTCTGCAATTAATGAACCATTTAGTAAAGAAGGTTTAATGACTATTGGTGCAGCTGGAACGACAATGGCCGGAGGAGATGCAATGAGACAAGCTACAAAGGAACAAGAAGAAGCCGATGCAATATCAATGGGGGCTATAGGCAGGTATAGAGATGCAACTGATGCGCTTAAACAATATTTTTTAGATCAAAGAGGAACTACTACATATGAAGATATCTATGGAGAAGGAAATGTTCCTGATTTTTTAATGGCTGCTGACGGTGGTAGAGTAAATAAAAACATGGGTGGTATGATGAATGCTGGAAGTATTCCACAAACACCAATGGTACCACAAGGCATGCAGTTAGACGGTAGAGGCGGAGGCTTTATACCAATGGGTGCACAAGAGAAAAAAGACGACGTGCCAGCAATGCTAGCAAAGAACGAATTTGTAATGACATCTGATGCAGTTAAAGCAGCAGGTGGAGGAAGTGTTGAAAAAGGTGCACAAAGAATGTATGACTTAATGAACCAATTGGAGGCACAAGTATAATGGCAACGTATGACGAAATATTAGCCGAGATAACAAAATCTAGAAAAGGTTTAGGTGGGGACAGTGTTTCTATTAATGAAGGCTCTCCAGCATATGAAGCATTAGTTGGGGTATATGGTCCTGAGCTTGCAAAGCTTCTTGACAAACCTATAGAACAAAAAGGTCCTTTGCTTCCGGACGCTGCGCCACAAAATAAATTACAACAGCAAGCTATTCAACAACAACTTACCCAAGCAGGTTATGGCACAGCTACGTTTGATCCAACTACTGGAGCATTTACAGGAATAGACGGAGCAACCGCAGCTAATCCTTATGGAACAGGTGGTACAGGAATTGCTGGATATCAAAAATATTTAGACGACGCAACTACTGCTGCAGGTGCATCACAAGATTTAATCATAGATCCTTTAACAGGAAAAGCTAGACCAGCAGCAGGTAGCGGAGCTTTAACAAAATCAGACGCTGCTTTAGATAAGGCAGATGTTTTTTCAGATAAAGCAGATGCTTTCTTAGGTAAGGCAGACGTATCTTCAGATAAAGCAGATGCTTTTATAGGTAAGGCAGATTCTCTTTTAGGTAAAGCAGATGCATCGATGGGCCAAGCAGGCGCAACAATGGGCAAAGCACGAACTGCTTTTGACGCTGCTCAAGCAGCAGCCGCTGCAGGACAAGGAGCAGGAGATCCATTTTTACAAGCAGCTCAAGGTTACCAACAAGGAGCTCAAGGTTACACAGGACCAAATGCTTATCGACAGTTTATGTCACCATATCAACAAGATGTTATTGATGCGACTATGGCCGACATGAATCAAAGATTACAAGCACAACAATCGCAGCTTGGAGCAAGTGCCGGTAATGCGTATGGCGGTGGACGGTTTGGAGTTGCACAAGGACAGCTAGCTTCATCTGGAGCTATTGGTCAAGCGTTGGCTGGAGCACAATTAAGACAGCAAGGATTTAATACTTCTCAACAATTAGCTAATCAAGCCTACCAACAACAAATGGGACTAGGTTCTCAATCAATGGGTATGGGTACTCAGGCAATGCAACAAGCTTTACAGAACCAAGGGCTATACACACAAGCGGGGCAAAATCAAATGGGTGCAGCTCAAGGTCAAATGCTTCAAGGACAAGGCTATGCAGGACTAGCACAAAATCAATTAGGATTATCACAAGGTCAATTAGGAATATCACAAAACCAACAAGGTCTAGCGCAGAACCAACAAGGTCTAGCTCAAGGTCAATTAGGAATATCACAAGGACAAATGGGTTTATCACAAGCACAACAAGGACAGTTGGCTCAACAGTTACAACAACTAGGTGCTCAAGGACAAATAGCACAAAGAATGGCTACACTACAACCACAGCTACAAGCTCAACAAATCGGTGCTATTGGTCAAATGGGTGCGCAACAACAAGCGCAAGCGCAAACAATTCTAGACACTGCAAGAGCAGCAGCAAAACAACAAGCTTACGAGCCATATGAAAGATTAAGTTTTGTAGGAAGTCAATTAACAGGATTAAAAGGCGGTTACCCTGGAGCTACATATAGTTCACAAGCACAAACAGGTAACCCAACAGCAGGAATCTTAGGACTACTAACAGGTGCCGCGGGACTTGCTACAGGAATCGGATCAATGATGGGTGGAAATAATTATTTCAGTTAAAATTATGCCAAATATATTAAGAAGAAAAATGTTTAAGTTAGGTGGTGAGGTTAGTAAATCTCATGGCGTTGGATTAACACATGGACTAAACTACAACAAGGGTGGTCAGGTTAAAATGCCAACACCTCCTGTAGTTATGGGTCCAGATGGTAAACCAAGAGAATCTCATTTTTATGGAGGCTTGGGTGGTCTAGGTCTTAGTCTACTTAAAGGAGTAGGAAGACAAGCAACTTCAACTCTTTCTCCAGTGTATAGATCACTTATGCGTAGGTTTGCAGGTCAAGCAGATGACGTAGGTGGCCCTGGAGTTAGTGATTATATTAAATATGGTTTTAATTCAAAAATTCCTCAACTTTCTGGAAAAGGGGTTAACACTACATCCTTAAAACCTTTATCAGGAATAAGACAAGCGGGGCAAGTTGCTAAGCTTGCATCAGCGCCTGGAATATTAGGTGGAGGAGTAGCAACAGGAATGGGTCTTGGTCAAGCTGGTCTTGAAAGAGCGGGTGTTATTAACGCTCCTGAAGCAGATGATAATATGGCAACTTCACTATTAAAAGCTGTCGGTCCACTAGGTTTAAATGCTACTTATGGAAACGTAGCAAATTTAATTGGTCAAGGGTTGTTTAATGCTCCTGATCAAGAAGTCAGAGGTTTGTATGATTTAATATCAGGTAGAAGTGTTACAGAAAAAGAAAAAGAAAAACCACAAACAAAAATAAAAACAGAAACTCAAAACATGAAGACAATGAAAACAGAAGCTGAACAAAAAATGAAAGAGTACTATGAATTATTAGGTGGAGGCAAAGACGCTTCTATGAGTGATTGGTCTAGAGTATTTGTAGCAGCATCTAAAGCAGCACAAGAGTCAGGTGATGATCCTCTTGCTATGATTACTGCAGGAGCAGAAGAAGCTAATAACATAGGAGCAGAAGATAAAGGACTTGCTCAACAAGCAGCTGTAATGGGTCTACAAGATGTGCAACAAAGACAACTTATGAAAGAAGATACTTTAAATAAAATAATGATATCTGGCGGGGTTGATTCTTTAGTTGAAGCAGAGAGAGTTTATGAAGCTGCTGAACAAGCTGGAGACATGTCTGCAATAGTACGTTTACCTATGAAAGGTACTGA